AAACGAATCCTGACTTCTTCGATGCGCTTAAGAGCCACGACACAGATGAAATGTTTGAGGCAGGACCAGCTCCTTGTGATTCCGACAAGTGCTTAATCGAAGGGGCAGATGGAATCGCAAAACCTTTCTCTGCTGATTCNATGTTTGCACCTGTATAAAAGTGGAGCTTCTTGAAGCCCACCAGATCGTCTTTAAGGGGCAGAGCAATGTGGCTGTAATGGCCAAATCATTGGACATGCCTCTAAAAGACTTTCAACAGTCCTTTCGAGAGTACGTAGCGAAAACTCCCATTAATCCAGATAGCTGGAAGGGCGACATTGAAATTGCTTGGCCTTACATCACCTAATCATGGATCAACACGAAAAGGACAACTGGCAGAAAGTATTAACTGCCCTTGAAGCTGCCGGAAAAACTGACAGCTTCTTCTACAAAAGAGCAGTTGTAATCGTAAAAGGTGGCAATGACCCTGGTCCTATGCCTCCATCTTTTGACGAAGACGACGTTTGATGTCTTCTTTCTTTGTCCAACGTAAATAGTCAGCTCTGTGGACTTTCTCGGAATGTCCCATCATCTCAGCCGCTAACTCGACATCAACCTTGCTGTATCGCTCATGGGTATGCACTCTTGCTGCCCATGCATGGCGTAGGTCATACGTCTTAGGAAGCACACGCCACGATGCCAAGTGCCGATGTCGGGCCATGTATTTGGTCACCTTCCTACCAAGATCCGCGTTGCACCATGTGCTGTCATGTGCTGGCAGTTCTATGTCATTTAATTCCCAGCGATCAATCCATTCAGGGTGTGCAGGAATAATTTCGCGGAAGCCTGTTTTGGAATTATCAGCAATCGCTAGGTAGCCGAGCTCATCGGGGAGATTATGGAGTCGAAATGGTTCATGGTTACGAAGCCCCCAAGTAGCGATGTAGGCAAAAACCTTTTTCCAACGTGGATTAGAAATTGAATCAACAAACGCCTCGACTTGTGCGTCTGACGGTAAATCCCTTGGTTCGATGGCTTTGCTCGGGCTGTACTTGTTTCCGGACTTGATCTTGTAGAGCCATTGCTGGTCGAGCTCAACACCTATCTCGATCAATCTGTTGCAGGTAACAACCCGACGTGTCCTTTCCCTGGAATGCTTATCAGAGCTCTCTACCCACTTCTGGATGAGCGCTGGTTCCACATTCCCCGATAGAAATCCAAGCTCCCTGGAGTGCCTCCAGTAATCAGGGTGGGAATCCTGAATTTCAAGCTCATTTCTGAGGTGCTGCTCCAGCTCTAAAGACAAGGCTCTCCATGGCGTATACCCCGGCTTCTGCTGTTTCTTTTGCTGCACCTCAAGCGCATTTGGGTCGTTGTCTAAAAGGATGCAGAGCTTGAAGGCTTTTTCAGCTGCACCTGCTTGATCAGCGCGGATGCCACTGCTTTTACGGAATTTCCCGTCCGGAAAAGGACAGTGCGTTGCCCTGATCTGAAACTTAGGGGACTGATTCGTGATGAACAGGCGGTAGTTAGAGCCCATCTCGTTTAGGACTGCATTCTTGAGCACCCAGTTTTCTATGCTATGTACTCTGTTCAAAACTTTGTTTTTAGGCATTTTGTCCAAAATAGGATGAGATTGCCTGCAGCGCAACAGATTCAACCCATGACTCAAGACCCGTTGAGGATGCTCTTGTCTCACGTAGAGACAAAAAAATCTCGGCAACACCATGAGGTACTACCGAGATCCCTTGCTATGAAAGAGTTTTGGGAATGGAGCCAAGCGGATTCGAACCGCTGACCCCCTGCATGCCATGCTTGTCCCTTTCCAGTCATACCAAAGGATCTCAATGGGTCTCTACATGAGATTTTGTTTTGCTGGCTACAGGCCACAGCAGCGTATACAGAACTCTGTATAAGTGCAAACAATCAAATTGAGCCTTATAATGAGTTTACGTTGAGCCATAGGGCTGCAGTAAACGCTTACCAGGCAACGGGGGTAAGTTCTCTGATGGAGGCATCCATGAACGTGCTCGAAATGATCCGCACTAAGGCAATCAAGTTACAGAACCTTGAGAACGCCAAAAAGCAACTTTGCTATCGCGGCATTGTCTATGTACCTGCTAAATAACTGGGATAATTAGGTACATTTGAGTGTCAAACGTGGCATTCAAATGTGGAACTCAATTGCNCCGGATAGCGCCGACCACCTACAGGTCGGCTTTTCTTTGCCTAATCAAGATGTAGCTAATCCTGAACACTATAAAAAAGGCGTTGCTCCTTATGACGTAGCAAGAGCAATGTTCGGGGCTTCAGGACTACTTAAATACGTATTAATTAACGCGATAAAATATACCCAGCGCTATCCGCACAAACATAAAGATAACCCTGAAGCTCAACTGGCAGACTTAAACAAAGCCCGACAAAGCATAGAAACTGCTATTGAGCTACACAAGGAAATTTTTAATAACAATTCAGAACGACATGGGTGAAAAAGTAAAGTACGTAAGGTTTCGTTTTACAGGAACCTTAGAAGATCTAAATGAAATCAAAGAAGAAGTAGAAGAGGTAATGAAAGGCCACGGATGGAAACGTGGCTTCTCAGAAATGGCACCCTTAGAAGCCAATCCTGAGATATACGCTCTAGCTACAGGGTGGAAAAGATTTAAAGATGAAGACGCTTAGCGTTTGCCTTGACCTCTATAAACCTTCCTGCGACTAGAGCGTTTAGTTCTACCTGAAGCAGTAAGACTTCTTACTCTCCTTCCGTTACCTATTCGAGTTCTTTTAGGTTGACCTGAAAAGAATGCAGCACCGTTTTTCATTTAAATGTCAGCTAATAAGGATTCCCCAACCACTTGAGCTGCCTTCGACAGTCCAACGAGGAAGAAGATTTTGATAGGAATACTTGAGATGATTACCATCTGTGTGTTGCACGTACCCACCAGAAGAGAGATTCATCTCTCCAAAAGGATCATTGACAAGGAAATAACCTGGGCCTTTCCCGACAACAACAATCCAATGACCACCTCCAGCAGGGGCACTAGATGGGCCTTTGTGCAGAACACCAATAGGAACAGGAAACCCAGCGTCGAGTTGTGCTTCTACATCCGCGATATCAAGATCTTGCCGGAAAACAGCGGATACTCCAAACGAATCTAATGCCTGGATTTGAGCATAAGGATCTGTTGTATCTCCAAACTCATTGACACGGTTTAGATAAATATCATCTTTATGTCCATGTAAAATCCCAGGCGAGATATAGTCCAAGGCCATAGCGCATGAGCTAGAAAAACACATCCGCTGTCCTTGATCTGTTTCAGAATCAAGCTGAGAAAAGAATTGAACTTCTAAGTCAACATCTGTAGAGATAGGTTGTATGACAACACGCTGTGACATAAGCTTAATAAGCTTATCTGCATACATAGGATCAGTGGCATAACCCTCAACAACAAGAAGTCTTGCTGCTTCCTCGCGAGAATCCGCTCGATTAACGCCCTTATAGCCATCAAAGTCCTTATACCAGCGATTAACTACGTACTCAACGCTTGCATAGATATTAGGAAAGTTTCTAAACCATGCACATGTAGTGATCCACTGACCATCGATAAACTCCTTTGTCTCTTTCTGGGTGCAGTAAACCTCTGGTTTTCTACCCCCGCCTTTGATGCCAAAGAAGTTGTTGGGAGCGCAAGGAAACTTACCGAAGCCACTCTCTAAAGCCCATTGCGCCGCAACAAGCTCAGGGAACTTGGCTCCAGCTTGGCGAGCGGCAGTTGTAATGCCCTCCCAACTATTATCAATCTTCTCTGCTGGTTGGACATACTCCAATGGAGCACGAAATAATTTAACCCAATCAGCGAAATCAGTAACCAAACCAGGATCTGCCTCTTCAACATCTTTTTGGAAACGAATGATCGCTTCTAAATGGTTCTCATTATTAGGATCGAAATACCTAAAAAAATCAATGAGCTTACCTTGTTCAAAGGTTGTCATCTTCAGTAAATTCAGTTTTAATTTGCATTGGGCCACCCAAAAGTGTTTGAGCCTCAGAACCATCAGAAGGATGCTCGATGAAGCGTTTCATTGGTGCAGAGGGTTTTGGCTGGCTGGCTAACCAGGCTTGTTCGGCCTGAGTGATTTTGGATGGCAGTTGCTTGTAAAACTTCTGCTCACGAATCATTCGCCGGATGTCTTCCCATACAGAGCGTGAGTTATACGTCCATATGGACTCACCATCCGGTGGCCAATTTACTTTTTTCGGCCTTTCAGTAGGGAATTCAGTGCAGCAGATGCAAGCTGGAACAAGGAATTAGATTTCAGCTTGTCGTTAGGAATAGCTGCCAAGATTTCTGATACAGCAGCAAGCACAATCCAAAAGATTGGTGATTCAATTAGACCCATTACTAATAAGACTAGTTTGCGTTTTTATTGTAACCAATAAGTAATTGATCAAGTTTATTGTCCATGCGATCAATGCGATCATCGATGCGCTCCATCATGGCCACAAGATCAGTTTTGGAAACAAATTCCTTTGCCAAAACAAGCTCTACTTTGTCAATTCGTCTATCGAGAACAGCTACATGTTCCTGAATTTCGTCGTCCACTTTTTCAAATTTTTTGCCGAGCGTTAAGACAGCAGACAGCCCACCACCTAATAGTCCAAGCACAAGGCTTAGGGGGATGACGGGTTCCACAAACTACAAAGCGCTTTACCTTACTATAAACGATTAAATGTCTTAAACTTGATATGAAGACTGGCCATTAAATGCTGTGATCGAGCCGGGTAATTACGACATAACCATTCATCAAGGGGCAACCTTTTCACTGGATCTGCAGTATAAGGATGCATCAGGTAATGGTGTCAATATGTCCGGCTACTCAGTTGCAGGAAAGCTGGTCAATCGCCTTAACACTGCAACAGTAGCAACGTTTACAACGTCCTTTACTGATCAAACCACTGGTAAGTTCAAGATCAAACTGACAGCCACCACAACGGCGGCAATCACAGAAGAATGTCAGTACGACATCATGATCACCGAACCAGGAGGAGATAAATACTACTTATTGCAAGGTAGGGCGTTTGTAGATCCTGGATTCACAGGAGTGTAATGAGCCAAACACAAGTACAAGTTACACCGGCACTATCTAGTGTCGTCAAAGTGACTGAGACTGATAATCAAGTCACGATTACACGCGCTTCAAATGCAAGTGTGATCACTGTCACTGCTACGGGTCCGCAAGGCCCTTCTTTTGCCGGTAGTTCATTTATGGACACCGATGCAATTGATGCCCTGACATCAGGGGACCAAGGAAAAGTTCTGGAATGGAATGGAACGGTATTTACTCCGACCAATGTTCTGGATGACGATCTAACCCTGCATGGAGGTGCCTTTTAAATGGCCGTAACTTTCAAAATTAAGCGCCGCGCTAGTAATGGTGCATCTGGAAGTCCAACTTCGCTCGCCTCGGGTGAGTTGGCATACAACGAAGTAGCTGCTGATAACACTCTTTATTACGGCTACGG